GGCATTCTGCATCACCCTGACACGCTCAACGTCAACTGCCGTACCGTACTGGCCTAGAATCTTAGCAGCCTCCACAAGAAGGTCTTGGTTCATCTGGTCACGATCTAAGTCATTAGATGACTGTAGCTCACGATACTTGAGTTGCAATTCAGCCAGTTCAGTACCCTGCTTAGACTGCATCTGAGCCGCTTTAACTTGCATATCAGCCTGCATTTTTATCTGATCGCCTTGCATCTTGCCCTGCAACTTCATCTGCTGGCCTTGCATACTGGCCTGTGCCTTAATCTGCTCTGCTTGGATTAGTGCCTGCGCCATTGGATCGCCCTGCTGACCTTGCTCTAATGCTGCCTGTTGAGCCGCTTCTGCTTCTTGAGCCATCTCAGCCATTAACTGCTGCTCAATCTCTACGGTCATTGGTGCATAATATCGGTCAACATTCTTAAACCCACTTAGGGCCAATGTGTCTGCTAGGGTATTACGCATCTGTGTCATTGAGACTAGGCCGTTCTTAGGGCCGTAGGTCTGCCAAATCTGCTGTTGAGTCTGGAACGTCTGCATTAACGCTGCTGCTTTAGCATCCTCCTGACCAGTGCCTAACCCGACATTGATTTCCATGTCCATGCTGGAATCCCACACTGATGGGTCAACACCCACAAATTGCCCGTTCAGACGCATCATTTGCTCGTCTGGGGAGTTTTGTATCGCAACGTGTAGCATTAGCTGGAATAGCTTCTTTGCGCCTTCAGCAAGGTTTCTCGCCATTACCTCGACCTGTCCAGCACCAGCTTGTGCAGTAAGTGCAGCAGCAGTGGCAGATGTATTCTGTAGCATATCAGCGTTAACGCCCATAGACATTTTACTAATACCTGTCTTCTCTTCAACCAGCATATCAAGATACTGCAATGCTGGTAGTGTAGAGCCTGCAACAAAGGGAACCGTTAGTGGGTTAACAGAGCCAATCTGCTCACTACGAATAATTGCACCCACTTCGTTATTAAGTACGTCATCCATCTCCACCATCATTTCCATTACTTCTAGTCGTGGTGAGTTGGTTAGGGCTACGTTGTCTAAAATGCCGCGTAGTACGCTGGTGGTGGTGTCTTGGTCATGTAATACCAATTCAGCCAAAGATCGTCCATAGAAGGCGTGTGGCTCTGGGTCAACTTGGAAGTCAGCAAACGGGGCTTTGTCCCACGGCTCCATTTCTAATACTTCGTAATCAGTGCCGCCACAAAGGAACTTGTGTAATGTAGGTACGCCATCACCCTCTGCGTCTAAACGCATATAAGCCTCTGTGACCAACACTAGACGCATTGACGGGTCATTATCCACATCCTCATCGTCTTGAATTGATTCACCAAAACGCTGTATCTTTTCTACGCCACCAATCAACGTATCTTCATCTGTACCTGACAGATTATCAACTACATCTTGGTCAATACCCATAGCCACAAGATCGCCTGCGCGTTTCTCGCTTCTGTGACAGCAGATGTAAGCATCGTCAATGGATTTAGCCGAACCATCAATGAAAAATTCCTCTGGTGGGATGCCTTCGATGACCATCTCACCTTCTTCATACTTATGAGAAATGACCATGCTGTGGACGTTACGCTCAACGTCTAAGCCAAACTCATCCATCTCCATCTCAATCTCTTGGCGATGCTCAACAACCTCTACGCCTTCCTTGCTGACCAGTACCTGCACTTCTTCATCTGACAGGTTCTCGTAGGTGTAGGATTTGGCAATAGTCTCAGTATTCCACCAGACCTTAACCAGACCGACCTTCTTAACTAGGGAGTCATGGATAGCATTACTAAGTACGTTGTAGCCACCAGCCTTGTTAAATACCCAATGGCAGTAAGCTGTTGCTTGTTCAGCACTTTGAACGTCCTCTGGGCCTTTAGGCGTAAACTCCACAAACTTGTTGTTAGACATAAAGATTCGCATCAGGCTTGGTTTAGCACCACGCACCACATCACGCACCTTTGTAGATACAACTCGTGAGCGACCTTCTTCATGCTCTAGGTCTACGTTGCCATCAAAGTAACTCTGAGCGCGTTCACGCTGGCCTGCAATGTCACTGTCAACGTAGTCAATAGCACTTTGTATCGCGTCTTTAATTGCACTTTGAATATCTTGCTCTGTCATTTGTGGCATTACATTGCACCTTCTTGCGTTGTACTTTCTGGCTCTACTTCACTAAGCAAGCCTCTCATGCCAAACTCAGCAGCTTTGCCACCTGTATAGCCACCAGCACTCTGACTTCCAGTAGTAATCATATCAGCCAACTTTTTAACTCTGTTTTGTAGTTGAGCCATTTTACCACTATCTGCCAGTGCTGACTTAACAAATTGTGGGTCTTCACTCAAAAGAACCTCTGTTATCTGCCTGCGTTGACTATCTGTTAGCTTGGGAGCAAGGGCTTTAATAGCTTTCATGCCTACACCAATGCCAGCAGCTACATTTCCATAGGACATGGCTAGCAATTCATCTGCGCCAACACCCAATCCCTGCTGCTTAGTCGCTGCTGAAGTTAATGCTGTACTTGGGCCTTCAATAATCTTTTCATAAGATAACTGAGTCTTACCTTGTAATGCTAATTTAACAAGTGCAGACTTTTGCTTATCTTCTGGGAATACATTAGCAAATACCCTACCTTCCCTTAGCTCTGGGTTTGCCAATTTCGCCAAGAATCGCTTAGATCCATTAACAGACATTTTAGTATTAATGCTAGACATTATACCTTCACGAAAAGCTGATATTTTAGCCGTATCTCCTGAAGAAATTATTTGCTCTGCAAGAATCTCAAACGCTTCAACATCCCCTGTAAATGCTTTCTTGCCGCTATCAAAAGCATCTCTAGCATCAGCCATTCTTGACCAACCTGCGCGAGTATCTTTTAACTCTGGGCTAAAGTCATCAATGTTGGTTCTTAGATTATCTTCTAGCACCATAAGTTCAGACTTCAATGTGCCTCGACCTTCACGACCAGCAACTTGCGCCTGTTCATTTGCCATACGTCTAATTATTTCTACATCTTCTAACGTAGGAATACGAGACATTTCTAAAGCACCGTTATCAGCAGTCTTAAATAATGGCACTAAGTTACGCACATTGTAAATTTTATTTAACTCAGTTAGTGCTTCTGGTACGCGCTGAACTACCTCTAAAGCCTGCCTAGTCAAATCAGGATTTACTTCACCAGCTTTGGAGAATACTTTATTGTAAGCATCACCTAATGCTTTTTTCCAATCAGTTTCTTTCATGTTGGCGTATTTAAGTACGTTACCCTCTGTGCCGCCAGTTAGACCAATTTGAACATCTTCTTTAGCTGCTAATCTAGCTGTAGTTGCCCTTTCTGGAACAGAGGTTCTTATCATAGACTCTGGTGGGCCACCTTGAGACATATAAGACCTTACTGTGCTGTGCAGGCTTTGATTGTCTGACATTGTTTCGCCATTAGCTATTCTTTCAAAAAGTTCATCACGCGACATTCCTGTCTGATCTGCTAGGCGGTTTAGTTCATTTTCAACAACCGTACCCATGCGGCCTTTACCACGCTGGCGCACAAACTCTAAAAATTTATCTGCAACACCGCCCATAAACTTACCAGCGTATAAGCCGCCTACGCCACCAGCCGTACCAAGAGCAACACCTAATGGGGCATCTTTTAGACTTGCGACACCCTCACGCTCACTTAAACCAACAGCAGCAGCACCACCCTCTGCTGCGCCAAGCTGCAAAGCCCTTACTACTGGCCTAGCGGCATTAACAACTGATACTGGTGAAGATACTCCCATTGTAGCAACAGTAGGTATCATTGCCCCTGCTGCCTCATAAGCCATAGCTTCATACGGGCTACGTTCTCTGTGCGCGTTTATTTTTCTACGCAATTCATCGCGTATTTCAATGTAACTTTCACTTTGGAATGGTGCGCGAGCTAGAGCTTCAATCTCATCACTAAAGCCTAATGACGCGCCCTGTGCTATTAATCTTGCAACCTGATCGTCTGGCTGAATCTCGTCTAATTGACCTAATAATTGCTCAAACTGCTCATCTGTTAATGCCATAAATATTCCCTAACTACGGTAGCTTAACGCCAGTTAATTGCTCAAATGCAGCTTTTTGCTTTGGAGTCATTATATCAATTTGTTTTTTAGACAAAACTAACCCACCAGTACCAGTAGCACCACTGCCAGCGTTTTGTGGAGAAGCGTAATTTACAATAGGATTTGCCCTTGGCTTTTCTGCGTTATATTTTTGTATGTAACTAGAGTAAGTTACATCACCTTTAGTTAGGATTTTAGATTGTGAAATTAGCCAATCACGCATTTTTGTTTGCGCTGCTATTTTTTCTAAAATATGTTTGTTTAATTCTTCACCTTGCAAGTTTAAATCTAATCCAGTGCTTAACGCTAACTGTAGTTCCTTCTCGCTTAACGCACCAAAAGTGGCACTATTAATAATGTCTATACCAAGCGAGTTAGCTGTTGTTCTTAAAGATGTTGTTGCTGCACTAAAAGATGGTACAAACCTTGCTAAAAATCCAGATGAGGCTCCATTCTTAACCGCTTCTCTGGCTGATTCTAACTTAGCTAACGATTCATCCATAGCACTAGCACGATCAAAAGCAGCAAAACCTTTCTTCTGGGCCATTGCTATGTCTGCAAGCTTAGTAGTGGCTGCATTCTCAATTTCAAGTGTTTGTGTTGGGGTTTGTCCTACAGCACCAGCAACGTCTATCCTAGTAGAAGTCCCATCATTTGGATTTGACATAATAGTATACTGCTGGCCCGTTTTTGGGTCAGTCTGTACACCAGTAAACTTTAACATATCACTCTTGCCATACTTAGACTTTACAAACTCACTTGTAATGGCTTTAAGTAATTCTGGATTAGTTCTAGCCACAGCCAATACTTCATCTGGCACACCAGCAGCTTTTAACTGCATTAAAGTAGCGTTAGCTTGATTGGTAGAAATCTCTAATGCGTCAGCTTTCTCACGCCTGCCCTGTAAAGTAGCCTGCTGACCTGCAATGCCAGCCATGATGCTGTTGGTGTTAGGATTGCCACTCATGCCTGCAAAGCTACCAGCCAAGCTTAACGCTAATGCGCTTTTGTCATCTGCTGACATACCTTGTGGTGCTTGTGGATTATTAACTGGCAAGCCTGCAAAGTTATTATTAACTGGTGTTGCTGGAGCAATTGGTCTTGCTGGAGCAAATCTTGAGCCAGAATCTAATTCTCTTATGTTATCTAATAAGCCCATATTAACCCCCAAAGCCAAGTGCTTTACCTATCGCTAACGGATTAGTAGCATATGCCTTTGCGCCTGCTGTTAGGTAATCAAACAAACCTGCTTCATAAGTTTCTGATTTTTGACCAGAAGCTGGTGCGCCACCAACGGCCTGTAACAAATACTGCAATGATTGTGCTGGTGCGCCTGTATAGCCTGCGTACTGCTGTTTACCTGCGTTAATCAACTGTTGCTGTAGAGCCTGCTGCATTGCACCCTGCTGATCCATGCGACCTTGAATAGTCTGTCCCATACCAAAACCTAGATTAGACAAGCTGCCTAACTGCTGACCTGCTGCCATGCGCTGCTGTTCGCCTGATAATCCTGCTGATTGGTTCTGCATCTGGGCCTGACGTTCCATACTCTGTGCGTTCTGGTAGCCTGTCTGACGCAATCCTGATGCGGTACGGGCTGCTTGATCTGCAAAGGCCCGATTAGTCTCTGCCTCTGCAATACCCTGCCGTGAGCCACCAAATGCGTTAGCTGCACTTGCCTGTGCGCCACCTACGTTCTGGGCCATTAGTCGGCTACGCTCTAGGTCTGCTAGTGATTGGTTAACCACCTGAGTCTCATAGGGATTGGTGTACTGCTCTAACCCAGCTTGAGTCGGGGCAGTAATTGCCATTGGCCTATAGTTCATGCCTTGTGCCGCACCCATACCTGCTTGCTGGATGCCGCCTGCTGCTGCTTGATTGACGTTAAAACCGCCTGTTGGTGCGCCTGCCATAATATTATTCCTTAAAAGAATCCGTAATCAGTTTGACCAGATGATGTGCTGCCTGATCTGCTAGAGGCACCAAAACCATTACCAGAAGAATTTCTACCAACATTGTCGCTAGGGCCGCTATTAACTGTGCTTCTAACAACTGGTGCTATATAAGGCGTTGTTACTGCGCTAAGATTTAAGTTTTCTAACAAAGCTGCTTCACGCTGCATTTGTTGATTATAATCAACTTCCGCTTGCATAGCGGCTTGAACCTTTGCTGCTTCTACTCTTGCTGCTTCTCGTCTAGCTGGTGCTGCTAAATCTTCTGCTTGCCTAGCCGCCCGTCTATCAGCTTCTTGTTGAGCCGCCATTGCAGAACCGCCTAAAGGATAGAATTGTGACTGATCGCCATACATGGTTTCGTAGTAATTTGGGTCACTAGGGTCTATATCCCTTTGCATAATGGGATTGCCAGTAACAGACTCGTATAAACTTCCTAAAAGTCCATTATTCACAAATGATCTACCAAAACCTCGCACACCATCCATAAATGTATCACCCTCTGGCGGTAAGCCGTGAGCAAGTACATAAGCCTCGTATTCATCACCTGTCATAAGGTTGGTTTGCATACCTGTCTTTTCACCACCAGACCAATATCCAGTACCACCATCAGTAGATGGTTGATAATCTGGCTGGCTGTTTGGATTATAAGTTCTAGCCAAATGAGCCATGTTTGCGTCATTACCGTATGGGCTATTGCCATTACCACCACCAGATGACATTTGGCTTACTTGTGTTGGTGTAGCACCATATCCACCCCTTGGTCTTGCGCCAGTAAACGGGTCAATAAACATATCATTCATGGCACGATATTGTGCTGGTGCGTTAGCAAATAGCTTGTCTAGTGACTGCTCGTACAAAGGTGCGCTTGAGTAGCCCTGTATACCGCCTGCAAAGGTTTCTGCTTGTGGCATACCAGCCATTGCGTTAAAGCCCTGTGGGGCCAATCCAAAGGCACTAGCAGCGTTTCCAGTAGATTGCATACTCTGCTGTTGCATAGGTGAGAAAGCGGCTACATCAGGCCCGTAGTAAGGCACATAGCCAATCTGGGATACGTCACGCGCTTTGTTGATGTTTTCAATAGCAGCACTTTCTAACCATGCTGGAATCTCTGTGCTACCCGATGTAGTGCCGCCCTTTGACATTTTAAAACCTCTTTTCTAATAAAGTTAGCTGCTGGGGTTTCCAGCCATTATCCTGTAACGCCCTAACCCAACCTTTGCGACCTGTCAAAGTCATGCCTTCACAGCCTTGATCTTTGGCCCATTGTACCACTGATTCGTGCATCCCCATAATTTCATCTAAATCACCACCAGCTAGAAACACATGAAGCA